AGTGTTGAATTGGGGTGTCTCCCAATTGCAGGTCCCTTCGGTGGGAATCACTCTGCAAACAAAACCAAATAAATAAACTACATATGGGTAAGTTAGGTAAAATCTCAACACTTAAGAAAGAGTATAACAACTCTCAACTTCAAACAATGCAAGGTGGTCTTTCACTTAAAGGCTTAACACGTATTCCTGGTACTGGTGTATTCAAGTATCCTTATAAAGAACTTGATGGTCAGTATAGGACAGGACTTGATCCAAACGCTGCTTACATTCGCAGAATCTCTGATCCTCTTGAGAGAGAAATGGAGATTGAGCGTGTAACAGCTCTAAGAGAAAGATTACAAGTTGCTCTTGGTGATGTTAACTTAGGTCCTCGTTCTAGTTTCTGGAACTATGGATTATCAACATCTACAGATGATACATTGCATGTACAGCCTGTAAAATTACTTGATGGTGATAACTTTTTCGATCTTTCTATTCCTTTTCAGGAATTAGCATTCTCTTGGTTACGTGTTCATCCAACAATTGCAAGCTCTTATCAGGCTTGGGAGCGTGGTGAATATCCTGCTGATACACAATTCTATGTAGCAGACGAAGAGATTGAAAATGCTGTTTTGTTCAAGAAGAAACAAATGATTAACAAAGCTATTGTTAAGTTTGACAGCATGACTCCTGAAAGAAAAAGAAAAGTGGCACGTCTGTTGGGATTACCTGTAACTGATGATACTAAAGAGGAAGCAGTTTACAACCTTGTAGATAATGTCCTCAAACAAACCGAGTTTAAAAACGGTAAGTATCAGGGACTTAATCCTGTTGAAGTGTTCACACGCTTTGCAGACATGAAGGATAACTTACTCCATATCAAAGACTTAGTGAAACAAGCTCTTACACATTCTATATACAGATCTAAACCTAATGGTAAGGTGTATGAGGGTGAGTTTGAAGTAGCTAAAGATGAAGATGATTTAATTAAAATGCTTGCTGACGATGATAATCAGGACATGCTTCTGACTCTCGAAGGTAAGTTGAAAACTAAGAAATTAGCTGCAGTATGATACCAGTAGATAGTTTATTGTATAAGATAGACCAGAAACTAAATAAACTATCGACTAATATACATCAGCAGATAAACTTAGAAGATAAGATTTTAGCTCTTAATGAAGCTCAAATCAAGCTGATAAAACAAAAGGTTGATGGTTTTAGTGTGGTAAGTGGAATGGGACTCGATGCTTTTAAGAAGCGTTATGAGGACCTCCAAAGTTTGGTTGTTACCTACAATCATCAGCCTCTTGACTTAACACTCAAGAATGCTGAACTAAATCAATGGTTTGCTAATCTGCACCTTCTTAATCCTAAGTATATGTTCTATATTGATAGTTATATACTTGCTGACAAAGGAGTGTGTAAGGATAGAAAGATCTGGATTAACAGAGACTTGGCTAAACATGGTGACTTACAGTTCATCCTGAATAACGATCACTACAAGCCTTCCTTTGAATATCAAGAGACTTTCAACTTCCTCTCGACAGATGAAATATCTATCTTCACAGATGGTACCTTCACTCCGAGTAAGATATATATGTCTTATATGAGATATCCAGTGTACATAAATGCAGAAGGATATGTTATGTTAGACGGACAACCATCTTATAATCAAGATTGCGAACTTGAACTCTATCTAGAGGACGAACTATTAGATTTAACAGTACAGAATCTGGCAATGTACACAGAGAACGCTGCTGCTGTTCAAAGTGCACAGTTTAGAATACAGACAAACGAATAAATTTTTTCAATCACCTAAAATAAAACAAAATGGCTGATTTTTCATTAACTACGCTCTTCGTAGTACCAGTAGGGCAAACTGCGCTCCCTAGCTCTGGATCTACGCAAGACTTAACTCCTGGCCAAGTTGGTATTTTCAAAAATGATTATGCCGTGGCTACAGCTGTAAACATCGCAGCTGCTCCTTACTTTTATGTTGCGCAGGGCCGTACAAACACTTATCTGCAAGGCTCTAAGCGTTCTGATAAGATTAAAGGTTGTCCTTCAGGTGCTGGTTGCAATAGCAACGTAACTGAGTGGTATAAAGTGAATGGTTGTCCTACACCTGTAACTCAAATTACAGATGTAACAAACTTTAACGTACAGTGTGGTGATGTTATCACTGTAACTTTACGTGCTCACTCTAGCTACTTAGACACTCTGTATTTCAACGGTTTTACACGTTCAGTAACTGTAAACGCACCTTGTTGCGATTGTGGTGGAGATCCTTGCTCTATCGTTGATATCCCTGCATTGATTGATGATATCATCTATCATTTCTTATTGCAAGCTCCTGGTAACAACCCTGACAACATCACCTTCTCTGATTTCTATCAGTTCCAAAGAATTGGTAACGACCAAAACGCTTTCTTGCGTATCACTGGTAAGCCTCTTACCAAATATGGTCAGCCTTGTGATGTTGCAGCATTTCCTTTCGAGTATGACCGTATGTGGTTCCGTACATTCGTGTACAGTGGACCTGCAACAACTGCTGACTTCATTGTAGCAGATGCTTGTAACATTGTAGCTGATGCTACCGTTGTACAGCGTTCTTCTTATGCAGTGGGTACTTCTGCTGAGATTGCTCAGTTGGAGAAAAACTTCTACAGCTACCAAGCTGGTTACCTGAAGCATTTGTACAGAATGAATGGTTACAACGAGAACTTTGAAAGCTGGGTATCTGATGGTACTACCTACGATACTTACTACATCAAGTTCAATGAGTATGACAAGTCTGCATATCAGTGGGGTGACTACATTTATGAAGATGCAACTGTAATCATTGCTGTTGCAAGCGGTAGTGCTGCTGCAACTGCTATCGAGGCTGTTCTTGTTGCTGGTTTGGGTCCTGTAGCTGGTGATAACTCTTGTATCACAACTACATCCACTACAACTACTGTATGGCCTTCTACTACTACTACATCAACTTTGATTCCGTAATAGTAGGATAAACCTAGATTATAAACCTAAGCCAGAGGTGAGAGGATTCAAACTCAATCCTCTGGCTTATTTATTTAAAACAACATGGCAGATTTAAAATTAGACATATTAGTAATTCCTACGTATAATACACTTACACTAGGTGTTGCTGATGCATCTATCTACCCTACAAACCCTCCTGTTGTTTCTGGAGCCACTATTGAGATTAATGTCCCTAACTTTGGAGTGGTTGTTAAACCATTCAATGTTAATGACTTTAACATATTCACTTCTTCAAACTTAGGTATCACTGCACCAGGTGTGGATCAACCACTTCCTGATGGTGTATACTACCTGAAATATTCTGTAGCACCTGCATATTTAAACTTTGTAGAAAAGTCAATCATGCGTGTTGAAAGATTACAAGAGAAGTTTGACGGAGCATTTATGAAGCTTGATATGATGGAATGTGATAGAGCTATTAAAACACAAGCAAAGGTGGATTTAACTTCTATCTATTTCTTCATCCAAGGATCAATAGCTGCTGCAAACAATTGTGCTACACAGGAAGCTATGAAACTATACAATCAGGCAGATATAATGCTTGATAACTTCCTGAAGAATAATTGTGGTTGCTCTGGAAATAACTACGTTATAAACTTCTATTAATATGGCAAAATGTAGAAACTGCGGAGCTAATGTTGGCTGCGGATGTCAATTGATAAATGGTCTTTGTGCAGCATGTAACGGTGCTGTAAAACAAGGAAGAAAAATTATAAGAAATGTTATCACCCAGGCTTACAAATTGTCCAGAATGCGCTAACATTCCTTCTCTGATTGCAGAGATAGATTGTAAGCTCGCTGATCTGGCTAGTAATTTGTACAACAATGTTGTATTTATGTTAAACCAACCTGTTCCTGGTGGAACAATGTTGGACCTCCTAAACTATAGGAGGATTCTTGTTTATAAATATTGCAATCCTAATTATAATGCTGAGTTCACTGTGAACATGATTGCCAGCAGAGTTAAAATTTTAAAATTTAGATAAATGGCTTGTTCTAATTGCTATAACGGATGCACGGAGATTATATCTGATCAATGTGTCAAGTATACAGGAGTAGATGTTCCAGTATTGGGAATCCAAACAGGAGACTCCCTGTCATATGTTGAGCAAGCATTGATTGGCTTTCTCACTTCTACATTAGATGGTACAGGTATCAAACTAGCTATTGATCCTGACATCATATGTGAGATTGTAAATAAAAACTTAGTAGAGTGTGAAGACCTTACACTAGTTAATGTAATTAACGCCCTGATAAAAGCTGTCTGTGAACTAGATACAAGAGTTACTGCTCTAGAGAGTGATTTTGCTGCACTTGAAGGACCCTATACAATAGGCTGTCTTACTGGTGTAACTTCTTCCTCAGGAACACATGCTATTCTTCAGGCTGTAATTACAAAACTTTGTAGTGTAGAGGTTGCTCTCAATGCTCTTGCTTTGAATGTTAGTACTAACTATGTAAAGCTTGCGGACCTCAATTCACTTATTGCTGCCTACCTTGCTAGTGTAGGAACTACCACTAAATACTACAATCGTATGGTTCCATACGCTGTTGTAGAATATTATGGTCCTCTTACAGGTAACTTTGATGCAACAGGTGCTGGGCTAGGTGACTGGGAG